ATTTATATTTGGCTAATATATACGTAGATATGGGTGATTTAAAAAAAGGTGAATATCATTTAAATAGGGTTCTGAAAAATTGTCCGGACGGAAATATCCCAGAACTTTATATAAATGGTGTGGCTAATTGTAATTCAATATTGGGTTGGGCTAACGCTTTGGCGGTATTGGCTATTCGGAAATTATTAACGTTTTACGTACGTCAGTTTGAAAGGAGAATGAAATATGTCAAGTAGAAGTAAAAAAAAGAGAATGGCCGCAATCGAAAAACAATTAAATATTACAAACTTCAAAAACAGAAATGGAGTGTGTCCGAACCTAGAAGAAATTGACGAGGTTATTCAATGTAAAATTGAACAGATAGGTTGCACTTATAAGGGTTTCTGTATAATAAAAGATGAGATGATATGATATATGGTTCCCTATGCAAAATTTACAATTCCTTTAATGAAAAGGAGATGATCATATGAAAATGAACGTATGTTTTTCTAAACCTGAAGATAATATTTTTATAAACAGGGTTTTTACCGTTGTCAACATTGGTGAAGCGCATGAAGTATTTAACAATTTATTGCACAATTACCTAAGGGTTCACAAAGGGTTTGATACTCTGTCTATTACAGCATTAGGAAGGACAGAAATATATGAAGAATATGAAGAAATCGATTTTTTCGAAAGGGGCCAACCTTGGCTCCCGAAATAGATTGAGTCCGCAAGGACTCTTTCTTTTTGTTGATATTTTTGAAGAGTCCTAACAAGGGCTTTTCTTTTTGCCCATTTTTGTTTTTTTAAAAGTGGGCTTTTGCCCGGTTTGGTTAGATTTTGGTAAATTATATAAACGAGTAAGGACGAAATTTATAGTTTTTGGCCAAAAAAAGTGGGTTTTTGCCCGGTTTTAAAACAAAAGTGGGCAGCCTGAAATACAGTACTGGTGCGGGTTTGCGGGTTTTTAGCCCACTTGCCCACTTTTATTTTTAATTAATGTGATAAAAAAAATAGTATAATATATAATAATAAGCGGAAAAAAGTGGGCATTTGACCAAGGCGAAAAAATACAATTCCTTTAAAGAAAAGGAGATGATATTTGTGGACAATTATAAAGAGGAATTTGAAAAAACTCCGTACATATTCGAAAATGTACAGGAGTGGGTGAAAGAAGATGGTCTTAATATTAGGACCATTATTCTAACCACTAGATGTACGAACATCGGGATGATAACGGAAGTAAAAGAATGTCTCACTGGACATGATTCCATAACTTATTATATCTTAAATTATTTCAAACAGATTTATGACATAAAAGATTAAGTCCTAACAAGGACTTTTCTTTTTTATTTAGGTGTGCGAAAAATACAAGTTATATTATGAGAAGAGAATCATATGTGACCGGTATGATTTGAGAAAGGTGTTATCTCTTGAAAGTTTAGCTGACGGCTATCGAGGTACGAGATAACTTAATAAGTATGATGAACAACCTCTCTTCTTTTTGCGTAATATACATATCCTTTTATGAAAAGGAGTGATATTTATGAATAAAAAAATAAGTTTAGTTACACAAAAAGTAATTAAAGATTTAGACAAACTTACTGATAAAGATTTTTTTTATCGGTATCAAATAACTAAATCAAATTACATTAAAAGATTGATTAAATATAAAGATCCATACATGAATAGTCCACTTGCTAAAATAGGAAAATTTTTAGAAATGATATATAAGAATATATCTGGAAGATAGAGCTCAGGCTCTTTCTTTTTTATTTAGGTGTGCGAAAAATACATCCCCTTTTATGAGGAGAGAGATAAAATGTGACTTAAAAATCATACTCTCTCTTTTTTGTTTAAAAAAACGGAAGAAATAGCGGGAAGGTAGATAAATCATGAGTATGATATGTTTGCGGCGTAATGGTCTACCAAAGTGACTTGACGATGGGTTATGGTCACATAATAAAAAGAAAGGAGAATTCTAATGCTTGAAAATAAATTCAAAACAAAATTAATAAATGAACTTGAAGAAATGTTTCCTGGTTGTATGATATTTCATTTACCGTCCGATGAAATTCAAGGAATACCTGATCTTCTTATTTTATACAACGATAAATGGGCAGTTTTAGAAGGTAAAAAAAAGTGGAATTCTCCACACCAACCAAATCAAGAATACTATGTTGAGCGGATGAACAGAATGTCGTTTGCCGCTTTTATATATCCAGAAAATAAAGAGGAGGTATTATATGAACTTCGTCAAGCATTTGAATTTAGAAGGTCAACACGCCTTCCTAGGAGCAAGTAAATATCATTGGATACGTTACGATGAAAATAAAGTAGCAGAATCATATATTAATTTCTTAGCAGCTCAAAAAGGAACAGAGCTACATGAATTTGCATCACAATGTATTCGTCTTAGACAGAAACTTCAAAAGACGAATAAAACACTAAATATGTACGTAAATGATGCAATCGGTTTTAAAATGACCCCGGAACAAGTATTATATTATTCTGATAATTGTTTCGGAACAGCAGATTCAATATCGTTCAGAAATAACATTTTAAGAATACATGATTTAAAGACTGGTATTACTCCCGGTCACATGGAACAATTAGAAATATATACTGCTCTATTCTGTCTAGAATATAAATATAAACCATCTGAAATAGATATTGAATTAAGAATATATCAGTCAGATGAAATTATTGTTCATAAACCAACTGCAGATATTATATTACCAATAATAGACAAAATAATAACTTTTGATAAACTAATAAATAAAATCAAAGCTGAGGAGGAATAATATATGAATCCTATTGCTGAAGATATTTTAATGCATTACGGAGTTAAAAGACGTTCAGGAAGATATCCATGGGGTTCTGGTGACGAACCTTTTCAACGTACTGGAGATTTTTTAAGTAGAGTTGAAGAACTTAAAAAATCCGGTATGTCAGAAAAAGAAATAGCAGATTCAATGGGATTATCAACAACTCAACTAAGGGTTCAATCTTCTTTAGCTAAAGCTGAAAGAAGATCTTTGAAATATGAAACTGCTAATGGTTTAAGAGAGAAAGGATATTCTTTAAATGAGATAACAGAAATTATGGGCTATAAAAATAATTCGTCTGTAAGATCTCTCTTAAATGAAAATACAAAAGAACGAATGAATAGCGCCATGAAAACAGCAGAAATTATTAAACAACAAGTTGATGAAAAAGGTTTTATAGACGTCGGAGTTGGAACAGAAAGAGAACTTGGAATAACAAAAGAAAAAATGCAACAAGCTCTTTATATTTTAAAACTTGAAGGATATGAAACATATGGAGGAGGATTAGCACAGCCAACTAACAAAGGACAACAAACAAATATGCGAGTTCTTTGTCCTCCTGGGACAGAACATAAAGAAATATTTCAAGCAATGAAAGAAAATAGAATAGAAACAATAAAAGAATATACATCACACGACGGTGGTGATACATTCGACAAATTAGAAAAACCGTCTAGTATGGATTCTAAAAGAATAAAAATAAGATATTCAGAAGAAGGCGGAATAGAAAAAGATGGATTAATAGAAATAAGAAGAGGTGCTGATGACCTTTCATTAGGAGAGTCTAGATATGCTCAAGTCAGAATACTTGTTGATGGTAAAAAATATTTAAAAGGTATGGCTATATATTCTGACGGAAAAGACATGCCAGATGGTGTCGATATAATATTTAATACTAATAAAACAAAAGATACTCCTAAAGAAAAAGTTTTAAAAGATGCTAAAACTGATATAGAAGGAAATATTGATACAGATAATCCATTTGGCGCATTAATTAAAGCTGGTGGTCAAAGTTATTATATTGATAAAGATGGAAAAAAAAAGTTATCGCCAATAAATAAAACAAGAGAAGAGGGCGATTGGGAAACATGGAGTGACAACTTGCCATCACAATTTTTATCAAAACAAAATTTAGATCTAATAAAAAAACAATTAAATTTAACTGCCGCTGATCGACAAGCAGAATATGATGAAATAATGTCTTTAACTAATCCAACAGTTAAAAAAGTATTATTAAAATCATTTTCTGATGATTGCGACGCTGCCGCAGTTCATTTAAAAGCTAATGCTTTGCCAAGACAAAAATATCAAGTTTTGATGCCTATACCATCAATGAAAGATAATGAAGTATATGCTCCAAGATATAATGACGGAGAACAAATAGCTTTAATAAGATATCCTCATGGTGGAACGTTTGAGATTCCAATATTAACAGTTAATAACAAACAAGCTGACGCTAGACGTATATTTGGAACAACGCCATCAGACGTTGTGGGTATTAATAAAAAAGTTGCTGATAGATTATCTGGAGCCGATTTCGATGGTGATACAGTAATGACTATTCCAATATCTAATAAAATAAAGATACAATCAAGACCCCCACTTAAAGAACTTGAAGGATTTGATCCTAAATTAGAATATGGTTCAACATCTTCAAAAAAAGTTACAAAGATTAATAAAAAAACAGGTGAAGAAGAAGAAATAACTTTAT